CCGTTTTGTTGGCAACCGCATTGGCGGCGGTAACGATACTAAACCTCAGGTATAAACCATGACCCCTTATCAATTCAGAATGGCGGCTAATATCAGCGCCGAATTTGCTGCGCGTTGGATTCAGCCTGTTACCGAGGCAATGACAGAATTCGGCATAACCGCCCCAGAACAGCAAGCCATGTTTATTGCGCAGGTGGGGCATGAGTCAGCCAGTTTCACGCTGCTGGTGGAGTCGTTCAACTACAGCGTTAACGGTTTGATTGCTACGTTCGGCAAGCGGTTATCAGCTGGTCAGGCTTCGGCGCTAGGTCGTCAGCGTGGTGAAACGTCAGTACCGCTTAATCGTCAGCAGGCTATTGCCAATCTGGTGTATTCCGGCCGGATGGGGAATAAAGGCTCGGCAGATGGTTGGAAATATCGCGGTCGCGGGCTGATTCAGGTTACCGGGTTAGATAATTATCGCCTGTGCGGTACCGCACTCAAGCTGGATTTGGTCGGTAATCCCGATCAGCTGCAGCTTGATATGCATGCTGCGCGTTCTGCTGCCTGGTTCTGGCAGTCCCGCAATTGTGGTCAATATGCTAGTGATATTCAGCGCGTGACGTTGCTGATCAACGGCGGTTATAACGGTATTGATGACCGCAAGGCACGGTTTGAAATGGCTAAGCGTGTGCTGCTGTGACGTGGCTGGTGGCTAATTGGCGTCCTGCACTGCTGGGTTTGCTTCTGGTGTTATTCCTGTTACTGCTTCTTGATCGCAATAGCCTCTCAAATCAGGTCGAAAAAAGAGAAACGGCGCTGAAAGAAGAGCAGGCCACCAATATCGTGTTGGGCAATATCATTGATGCTGATCAGGCTAATGAAGCGGCTAACCGAGCGGCCACAGCCAGGCAGTTAGAGAACGAGAGGAAATTACGTAATGAGAGTGACGCACGGCTTAAGCGGTTTCAGGCTGCGGCGGCAGGCGATTTATGTGCTGACAGCCAGTTGCCTGACGATGTTGTTAGTCTCCTGCGGGAATAGGCCACCAGTACCCATTACAGAGTGCCAGATACTGCTCCCACCCGAATCAGCACTCACCGAATGCGAGGTGCCGGAGTTTGTTGGTACCACATGGGGCGATAGCGGGCTTTATGCGCTAGCCCTTAAGCGTGAGCTGCGGATCTGTAAGGGGCGGCTGGATGAGGTTATTGGGTGGCGGCAGAATGCCGGTCGGAAGTTATGAATGAACTGCTCAGCGCTTTATTAGGGTTGCTAGCTCTCATTGTCATGCTCCCCGTCATTGCTGCTGTTCTGATATGTTCTGGCGGGAGTGGTGCAGGCAGCAATCCGCCACCGAATTTAAAACGACCAGTCCCACCACCTAAACCACCAAAGAAGCATAACAAGTAAAATAAACGGCTTGCAGAGTTATATCCGTATCCAGTGCCAATAGAGCCTGACTTAGGTCGGGCTTTTTTTATGCAGTAAATTCAGCGCATTCTCCGCGCAAAAAAACCAAGAGTCTTTTTCGGGATGTGAGGCAGAGATAGGACGGTGGCTTTCATCGTGCCGCTCTTGGGCTGTCCATATCTGGAGAACTGACTCATATCCCAAAAAGGAAATACGATGAAAGAATTAACAGTCCTCCCTGAGTCTGACTTCACCCAAATGGTGACGACAGTACAAGGCAAGGTTTTTACCACAAGCCAGAAGATCGCAAACTACTTTGATAAAAATCATAAGAACGTATTGAGAAAAATAAGACAAACAATCAGTGAGTGCCCTAATGACTTTGCCCCGCTCAATTTTGAGCCTGCTGATTTCATTGATAAAAATGGTGAAGCACAGCCAATGTTTAAACTATCAAAAGACGGATACATGCTTGTAGTGATGGGTTTCACTGGTAGCGCGGCAATGCTGATAAAGATTCGATATATCCAGGCGTTTAACTGGATGGCAGAACAACTAAGCAGATGGCAGGAAGTAGGCGAGGAAGCCCAACACCGACATGCGCTAAAGGTTGCCAAGTCAGAAGTGAAGGCGAGGATCGGCAGTAACTTAATGAACCACCGCAAAAAAGAGAAAAAGCTTCTGGCATTGGAGTATGAGCAGATACTTTCGCTAACTCAGCCAAAGCTTCTCTTTGATTAATTCAGAGTGCAATTTTACATTTTGCATGCAAATCAATTGGTTACAGATTGAGAGCCACGACAGGCCAGTGAGTATGGGACGGGCTTAATACATCGGTAGTTTTTCTATTTGGAGCAATACCATGCCACCTCGCATCCCTCGCGCCTGTCGTAAGCATGGGTGCCGTAATACCACCATTCACTGTTCTGGCTATTGCCCTGAGCATCAGAATACCGGATGGGAGAACCACCAGCAGGGTAAGACCAGACATGAGCGTGGCTATGGCGCTAACTGGGATAAGTTGAAGCCACTGATAAAGGCCAGAGACAAAGGGCTGTGCCAACAGTGTCTGCGTGAAGGTCTGGTGGTGTCGGGTACTACGGTTGACCACATCATACCCAAGGCTCACGGCGGCACTGATGACCCATCCAACCTTGAACTGCTGTGCTGGCCGCACCATCGCAAAAAGACCGCAGTTGAGCGGATCAGATAGCGATAAATAGCACCAAGGGGAGGGGGGGATAAAATCTCTACCCCTCTCGGCCTAAAGTACCGCCGCCTTAATCTGATTTTTACACCCGCGAAAAATAAAATTAAAACTGGAGCGTCATATGGCTGGTTTGCCGGGTCGATCCGGACGCCGCGCAAAGCCAACTGCACGTAAGGAGTTAGCGGGCAATCCCGGTAAGCGTGCCCTTAATAAATCTGAACCGGCGTTTACGCCAATTACCGCCGTCGCGCCACCGGATTGGCTGGATGAAACGGCCAGCACAATGTGGGTCATGATAGCTAAAGAGCTTTGCGCACAACGAGTATTGTGCGCAACCGACCTGCATAACCTCGAAATCTTCTGTATGGCTTACTCAACATTCCGTCGTTCCCATTTACACCTGAAAGCTCACGGTGTGGTGATGATCGGTGCCACTGGCGGCCCGATAAAAAATCCTTCGTTAACCGCGATTAATGAATGCAGCCGACAAATGGCTTCTTTCGGGGCATTGCTGGGGTTAGATCCAAGCAGTAGGCAACGGCTGGTGGGGGGAAATACCGATAAAAACAGCAATCCCTGGAAGGACATATGAAACGTAAATCTTACCCCTATGTAAATGGGGCTAACCAGTATGCCCGCGATGTGGTGCGTGGGAATATTATTGCCTGCCGCTATGTTATTGATGCCTGCCAGCGCCATCTGGATGATTTAGCTGCGGAAAAGGGCAAGACGTTTCGTTACCGTTTTGATAAAGACCTGGCTGAACGGGCCGCAAAATTCATGCAGATGTTGCCCCATACCAAAGGGGAATGGGCCTTTAAACGTCAGCTTATTTCACTGGAACAGTGGCAATTATTTATTGTGTGCTGTGCCTTTGGCTGGGTACGTAAAGGCACTAAGCTGCGCCGTTTTCGTGAAGTGTATACCGAGATCCCACGCAAGAATGGCAAGTCGGCTATTTCAGCCGGTGTTGGGCTGTATTGCTTTGCCCGTGACGAAGAGTTTGGTGCGGAAATCTATTCCGGTGCCACCACCGAGAAACAAGCTTGGGAAGTCTTTCGCCCAGCCAGGTTGATGGCCAAGCGCACGCCGCTGCTGTGTGAAGCTTTCGGTATTGAAGTCAATGCCTCAAATATGAATCGCCCGTCTGATGGTGCGCGATTTGAACCGCTGATCGGTAATCCGGGTGACGGTGCGGCTCCGTCCTGTGCGCTGGTGGATGAGTACCATGAACACGAAAGCGACTCACTCTATACCACGATGCTAACCGGGATGGGGTCGCGAAAACAGCCGCTTATGTGGATCATCACCACTGCAGGTTACAACGTTGAAGGTCCTTGCTACGACAAGCGGCGAGAGCTTATCGAGATGCTGAATGGCACTACGCCTAATGATGAACTGTTTGGCGTAATTTATACCCTGGATGAAGGCGATGCGTGGACTGACCCAGCGTCATTGCGTAAAGCAAATCCCAATATGGGGATCTCAGTGTACGCCGATTACCTGTTAAGCCAGCAGCAAAAAGCCATTAATAACGCCCGTTTTGCCAATACCTTTAAAACCAAACATCTCAACGTCTGGGTATCGGCCAAAACCGCTTTCTTTAACATGGAAAACTGGCGCAAATGCGAGGATAAAACCCTATCGCTGGATGATTTTTCCGGGCAGGAATGTATGTTGGGATTTGATTTGGCGCGAAAACTGGATATGAACAGCATGGCGCGGCTATTCTGGCGCGATATTGACAACAAACGCCATTACTACTCCATTGCCCCTCAGTTCTGGGTGCCGGAAGACACGGTATATGACCCAGACTCTAACCGGCGGCGCACTTCAGAACGCTTTCAAAAGTGGGTAAATACCGGACATCTGAATGCCACCGAGGGTGCCGAGGTGGATTACCGCGAGATACTGGCCGAAGCGATTGACGCCAATAAAACCGCCAAAGTGATCGGCAGTCCTATTGATCCCCACGGCGCAACCGGACTTTCTCACCAACTGGCTGACGAACAACTTAGCCCAATTACCATCACCCAGAATTACACCTTTATGAGTGACCCGATGAAAGAGCTAGAAGCTGCGATTCAGTCGGGGCGGTTCCACCATGATGGGCATCCGATCATGAGCTGGTGCATTGGCAACGTAGTCGGAAAATTTTTACCCGGTAACGATGATGTGGTGCGACCGATCAAAGAACAGGATGAAAATAAAATCGATGGTGCTGTGGCGCTGATTATGGCTATTGGCCGGGCCATGTTGAGCGATCAAGATGCCAACAATTCCATTTATGATGAATCGGACGTGACATGTTAATGACAATGATTGCCATGGTCGTGGGATTACTGGGCGCGGGACTCGTTTCGTTCGGTGCCTGGTTACTTGCACCGGCTGCCGGATTTATTACCGCAGGCATGCTTTGCCTGTTGTGGTCGTTTTTTGCGGCGCGGGCTGTTTTTATTCAATCCAATGAATCGGGAAGGGATTAATGTTTCTACCCCAGATGTTTAAGAACCGTGGTCAGAGTGGGCAAAATCACTGGGGATCATGGATAAGCAGCCTGAGTGGTCGCCCCAGTGCCGCAGGCGTTAATGTGACGCGTGACAGCGCCTTGGGGGTAGCGGCTATCCGGGCTTGCGTGACATTACTGGCGGAGTCTGTGGCCCAGCTTCCCTGTGAACTTTACCGGCGCACTGCCGATGGAGGTCGAGTTCGGGCCAGCGACCATCCGCTTTACGATGTGATCCATAACCAGCCCAATAAAAAAGACACCACCTTCGAATATTTCGAACAGTCGCAGGGCGTGTTGGGATTGGATGGTAACAGCTATTCGCTGATTGAGCGGGATGGTGCGGGTTACGTGACTGAATTAATCCCGGTCAACCCCAATAAGGTACAGGTACTCAAAGGGTCGGATGGTTTGCCCTATTACCGACTAATTGATGTCAACGAGATCCTGCCGATGCGCATGATGCATCACATCAAGTATTTCTCGCTGGACGGGTATGTCGGTACCTCGCCTTTGCAGACCAACGCTGATGTAATCGGATTGGGCATGGCAGTAGAACAACACGCTGCGCAGGTCTTTGCCAATGGTACCACCATGAGCGGGGTGATTGAGCGCCCGCTTGAAGCCAAAGCTATCGGTAGTCAGGCCAAGGTAGATGAGATTTTAAGTAAGTGGGCTGATCGGCACAGCGGCCTGCGTAATGCGTTCTCAGTCGCCATGTTGCAAGAAGGTATGACCTACAAGCAGTTGGCGCAGGACAACGAAAAGGCGCAGTTGCTGCAAAGTCGCCAGTGGACGGTTAACGAAATTTGCCGTTTGTATAAGGTGCCGCCTCATATGATCCAGCTATTGGATAAGGCCACCAATAACAACATTGAGCATCAGGGATTACAGTACGTCATTTATACCCTATTGCCGTGGTTGAAACGCCATGAAGCCGCAATGATGCGGGATTTGTTATTGCCTTCTGAGCGGGGCGAGCTGTACATCGAGTTTAACGTATCTGGTTTACTGCGTGGGGATCAAAAGTCGCGTTATGAGTCTTATGCACTGGGCCGTCAGTGGGGATTCCTGTCTGTTAATGATATTCGTCGGATGGAGAATATGCCGCCGATTAAAGGCGGTGATATTTATCTGACTCCTCTGAATATGGTGGATAACACCATGGTCAACGGATTACAGAACGCGACTAAACAACAACTTTATGAAATTGAGGCCATTTTATGCAAAAAAACTTAATCGGTTATCGCTTTCCGGCCACGATCACGGAGTATTTCCCGAAGGTTATTGAACCACGAACACTCATGCAACCTGAGATGGCGACGGTGCTCTCTGTGCCTGGCAATGCTCAAGCCGAGCGATGTGACCAGCAAAAGGGATCATTATGCCGAAACTAATTAACTACCCCCATCTGGCCAGTCAGGTCTTTGGGGTGCCACATTATGCTACCCGGCAAACGCTGGACTCGGTCAAAGCGGTATTAATTCCTCGACTGACCGGGGCATTCAGTGCCGGTGATGTGATGGCGCTGGAGGCTGACACCACGCCTACCTCGCAGGCTGATGTCGCCGGTGGCAGGGTGGCAGTTATTCCAGTTCATGGATTGTTGGCTGCCCGGCGTGGGCATATCACCAATATGTGTACCGAGTTGACCAGCTACGAGTTAATCCGCGCCCAGCTCCATAAGGCGCTGGCCGATGAAAAAATCAGTGAGATTGTGCTGGATATTAACTCTGGAGGTGGGTTTGCGGTGGGCTGTAAAGAACTGGCCGATTATATTTTCTCAATGCGGGATGTTAAACCGATTACCGCGATTGTAAATTTTAGCGCCTATTCTGCAGCATATTTTATTGCCTCGGCCTGCAACAAGATTGTACTCAGTCAGACCTCCGGAGTGGGATCTATCGGCGTGATCCTTGAGCATATGGAGGCATCCAAATGGGAAGAGCAGGTCGGGCTTAAATTCACCACATTCTATCGCGGGGATTATAAAAATACCGGTTCTCCTCATGAACCGCTAAGCAGTCCGGCCAGTGCTGAAATCCAGCAGATGATTGATGATGCTTACACGCTGTTTTTCACCTCGGTAGCCCAGTACCGGGGTCTGACCGAACAAACCGTCATTGATACACAGGCTCGTTGTTTTACCGGGCAGGCGGCCATCGATGCTGGGCTAGCGGATGAATTGTCCGATCAGCAAAACGCCATTAATGCCATCGCTGCCCAATATACGGCGGTACCGACCAGCAGTATTCAGGTGCGGGCTACCGCGATGCGACAGCAAAATACACTCTAACCCGACGCCAGCGCGTCATCCCGAACAAGCAGCCAACCGGCTGCTTTTTTTATATCTATAAGAGAGAGATTATGACTATTGAAGAATTGCGCCGTCTGCGTGCGGGTGTGAATGAAAAGGTAAATATTCTGGCGCAAAAAGAGATCGCAGGGGGGCAGCTAGCGGCAGAGGAACTGACTCAGTTCACCGTTCTGGAAGCCGAGTTCGCCCAGCTAAGTACTCAGATCGCCCGTATGGAGTCTGCCGAGACAATGGCTGGGCTGGTGGCTCAACCGGTTAATGCCAGCCAGCATGGTCCGGCGGTGATTATCAAGCAGGAGGCTGATCAGTATAAAGGGGCGTCTATGGCCCGCATGGTCATGTCGATTGCTGCTGGGAAAGGGGATTTATCTCTGGCGGCTAAGTTTGCCGAACATGACCTTGGCGACAAAGGTGTGTCAATGGCCATCAGCACCGCAGCCGGTTCTGGCGGTGCGCTGATCCCGCAGAATATGCACAGTGAAGTGATTGAGTTACTCCGTGATCGTACTATCGTGCGTAAGCTGGGTGCGCGTTCTATTCCCTTGCCTAATGGAAACCTGTCATTGCCACGCATGAGCGGGGGCGCTACTGCCGGTTATGTGGGGGAAGGTTCCGATGTGAAAGCCTCCAGTGCCGCGCTGGACGATGTGAAGCTGAGTGCTAAGACCATGATTGCCATGGTGCCAATGTCCAACCAGTTGATTGGTCGAGCCGGTTTTCAGGTAGAGCAACTGGTGTTGGGGGATATTCTGACTGCCATTGCGGTGCGTGAGGATAAAGCCTTCCTGCGCGACGACGGGAGCAACTCGACGCCGATGGGGATGAAAGTGGTAGCCACGACGGCCAAACGCACGGTTGCCTGGGAAGGTACGGATATCAATTTGACAACTGTAGATACGTATCTGGACAGTATGATCCTCAAAGCGATGGACTCCAACAGCAATATGATTACCTGTGGCTGGGGCTTGTCCAACCGTTCTTACATGAAGCTGTTCGGTTTGCGGGATGGCAATGGCAACAAGGTTTACCCTGAGATGGCAACGGGTCTGCTGAAAGGCTATCCAATAGAGCGCACCGGCGCGATCCCGGCCAATCTGGGTACCGGCAGCAACGAATCTGAGATTTACTTTGCTGACTTTAACGATGTGGTGATCGGTGAGGACGGGGTAATGACCGTCGACTTCTCCAAAGAAGCCTCTTACATCGATGCGGATGGCAATACCGTTTCAGCCTTTGCCCGTAACCAGTCGTTGATCCGCGTGGTGACTGAGCACGATATTGGCTTCCGTCATCCGGAAGGACTGGTACTGGGTACCGGTGTTATTTGGTAAATCCATCATCTCCTGTCCACACCCGCCTTGTGCGGGTTTTTCTGTTTAAGAGGTAACACCTTATGGCCAAAGCGCCTGTTAACGCTATCCAACCGACGGCAGATTTGAATGGTGGGACCCCGGTCCCAGACATGGCGATGCGAGAAGATACCGACCTTAAGCCGCGTACCGGTGTGAATCAAAAGGTGAGTGTGATGTTTGTTGCACCCTATCATCGTTATTCCCGAAACGATCTGGCCGGTTTCAGCGCCGAGGAGGCCGAACGATTAGTGAAAAAAGGGGTAGCCCATTATCCGGGAGACGAACCCAATGATACTGACGCTGACTGAAGCGAAAATCCAGTTGCGGCTGGAGGAAGATTTTGACGAACACGATCAGCATATCGCCACCCTGATTAATGCCGCGCAGCGCAGTATTGAGCGAAATTATTATTGCGTGCTGGTCAACACCTCTGAGGAACTGGATACCCTGCCCGAAGGCAGTCGGGGCTTTCTGATTGAAGATGACGTGAAACTGGCAGCCGCGATGATGGTGGCGCAGTGGTATTTCACGCCGAAAGGTGAGGGTTCGGGCACCGACTCGCCTTCACAACTTGGTGTTGAACACCTGTTATTTCCCCTGATAGAGCATACCGCCTGATGAGTGATAAACCTTTAAATCCGGGTGAGATGACGACCCGTTTGCGTCTACGAAAAGTGGTCACTGGCCGGGGAGCTTTTGGGGAGGTTAAACCGACCGAAATGGTTGATGTCGGTAAAGCCTGGGCCAGAATGGAACCCATTTCGAACCGTAAGGTGCGTCTTGCCGAACAGTCCCAGATTATCGAAACCTGTCTTTTCACTCTGCATCCCCGGCAGGATATCGCCATTGACTGGCAGGTCGTCACCCGCGATACGGTATTTACCGTACGGGCGGTTGACCGCTCCCAGTCTGATCGCCTGTTAATCACTGGGGAGGCTGATGCCAGGAATGATAGAGCTAAACCTTAAAACGGTATTAGAGCAACTGACCGGGCTGGCGGTTTACCCGCTGTTACTGCCGGACAGCGAACAGGAAGGGGTGACTTACCAGCGGATCAGCGATCCGGCGGTCGCTACGGGATTGGTGCGCACGCCTCTGGTTGCTGCTCGGTTCCAGATAACCTTCTACCTGCTGGATGATTATGCCCGACTGCTTCAGTGGGATCAGAGCCTCTGGCAGACATGGAAAATAATCCAGCACGGTGATATTGCGGGTTATCCGGTGCAATACGTCACTCGCGGAGGGATGCAGCAAGACTGCATCACGCAAAACAATAATCAGGTGCAATACCGTTATGTGCGGGATTACATCCTGTATTACCGGGAGGGTATTACATGACCCCTGTAATCAATATCAGCGGTCTGGATGAGCTGGAACGCCAGCTGATTACGGTAGGTAAAGAGGTGGCTACCAAGATATTGCGGGACGCGGGGCGGGAAGCATTAGTGGTGGTCAGGGAGGATATGAAGCAGCACGCCGGTTTTGATGAAACCTATTCCGGTGAGCATATGCGTGACGCCATCAGCATCACCAGTACGACCAAAACCAAAGGCAATACGGTCGTGACCTTACGTGTTGGACCCAGCAAGAAGCATTACATCAAAGCGTTGGCGCAGGAGTTTGGCACTATCAAACAGGTGGCCAAGCCTTTTATTCGTCCGGCGCTGGATTACAACAAAATGATGGTTTTGCGGGTGCTGTCCATCGAAATTCGCGAAGGTCTGCGCAAATACCGGTAGCATCCTGCTGCCGTCACATTTCATTAAGAGAGAATATTTATGACGGGAAAATCCTCGCCAGAATACGCCATACTTCCGGCTGGAGTGGTCACCAAATGGGGCGCGGTCGGCGCTGAAGTTTCGGCGTTAAAACCACTGACCAACTGTAAGGCCATTGGCGCGACTGGTTTAACCGGTGGCTTTGTTGATTGCACCACACTGATCGATACAAACAAACAATCGGTGTCCGATTTGCCGGACGGGCCGGAGAAATCTCTGGGCTTTATTGATGATCCAACCAATGAAGACTTTACCGCACTGCTCAACGCTGCTGAAAAACGCGAGACTATCCAGTTTTATATCGAGTTACCCAATGGGCGTACCTGTACCCAAATTCTGGCACTGTCTGGTTGGCAAATGGCAGAGATTTCCGCGCCAGCCAGCGAAGTGATCCAGGTAGAAGTGAAAGGCAAACAGAATAACCTCAAATGGGGTACCACCCCAAAGCCATAATCAGCGTCACTGCCCAGCCGCAAGGCGCTGAAATTACAGAGGGGGACAAGTTATCCCTCTCTGTCACGGCTACCGCCAGCAATGGCACCCCTCTGTTCTATCAATGGCAAAAAGACGGCTCACCGATCAGCGGCGCGACGTCAGCCAGTTACAGTAAAAACGCTGTCGCTTCTGCCGATGCCGGAGATTATCAGGTGGTTATTTCTGCTGACGGATTAGCCAGCATCACCAGCCAGACTGCCACCCTTACCCTTCATTAAGGTATCCCATGTCCCAGAACAAACCCTTTGATTTTAGCGCCCTGAAAGCGGCGTTACTGAAATCCAATAATGCCCCGATTGAAACCGAGTTGTTCGGTGCCACGGTGTTTATTCGTCGTCTGACGGGGAAGGAGTTGATGGATTTCGACGAGGTGATGGCGAAAGCCGCCGCCACGAATGATGCCACGCTTTCAACCTACACCGCCATTGAGCTGATCCTCAAGGTGATGGTCAACGACAACGGCCAGCCGATGGATAAAAAGTACCTGCCTACGGCAGATGAACTTCTGGAGGCTCATGCTAACCCCGATCTGATGGCGGCGGTGCGCAAGGTACAACAACACAGCCTAGGCACCTTAGAGGAGGCGGAAAAAAACTAAAAGACTCGTCCTGGCTCAGATTGATTTATCAATTGGCAGAAAGCCTGGGCGAGTATGACCCACGAAAAATAGCCAATCTGCCGGCACAGGTGCTTTTGCACTGGCAGGCGCATTTTAATCTGCAAGTGATACCCCCGCTGCAACCGGATAGTCTGGTTGTCCTTCCCCCTGAAACGGCTGTGCCAGCGTCTGTTGCGGCACAGTGCGCTGACGTAATGAGAGTGCTGAATGGGTGATGTTGCTTCTCTGGCGGTGGGTCTACACCTCAATGCCGCCAATTTTAAGTCCCAGTTAATCGGGGCGTATACGGATGCCAACCGGCAGTCACAAAATTTTAACCGCACCGCCCAGCAGGATGCCCATAAAACGGCGCAGGCTTACCAGCAGATCAGTACATCGATCACCGGTCTGGCGGGGCGTCTGGCGGGACTGGCCGGTGCCGGATTCTCCATCGGTTCACTGATTAATATTAACCGGCAGTATGGGCAATCCCTGTCTGATCTGTCGGCCATCACCGGTGCTACCGGCGCGGAACTGCGTAAATACGATGAAGCGGCCCAGTTGATGGGGCGAACCACCGAATACAGTGCCAGTCAGGCAGTGGAGGCCATCAAGCTGATGGCTTCTGCAAAACCTGAGCTGATGAAAACCTCCGATGGGCTGGTGATGACCACCAAAAGCGCCCTGATTCTGGCGCAGGCCGCTGGGATAACCTTGCCTGAAGCTACTCGGGCGCTGGCATTATCCCTTAACCAGTTCGGTGCGGGGGCTGATCAGGCTGACCGCTATATCAACGTGATGGCTGCGGGAGCCAAATATGGTTCGTCGGAAATCACCGATACGGCTGCGGCTATCCAGAAAAGTGGGGTCGCGGCGGCGCAGGCCGGTGTGGGGTTTGAAACGCTGAATGCGGCGATCCAGATACTGGCAGAACGTGAGGTGAAAGGTTCTGAAGCCGGTACCGCATTACGTAACGTGATCCTGACGTTGGAGAAAGGCACAGATAAGAGCCTCAAGCCGTCAGTGGTGGGGTTAGCTCAAGCGCTGGAAAATTTGAGTAACAAAAACCTGTCCACCGCGCAGGCAGTGAAGTTATTCAATATTGAGAATATCAATGCGGCGACCATACTGACTCAGAATCGGGGTAAGCTGCGGGAGTTGACTGATGAACTGACGGGGACGAATACGGCTTATGATCAGGCAGCGACTCGAACCAATAACCTCAATAATGATTTAAAAAATCTGACCAGTGCCTTTGAAGGAATGGCGCTGCGTATTGGTCAGGCCAGTAACGGAACGCTCCGCTCGGGAGTGCAGACTGCCAGTGAAGCGGTTAATTTCCTGGCCGATAATTTTAATGCTGTGTCCAGTGTAGCGCTTTACACGTTGCTACCGGTACTGTCTACCAAACTGACGGCAGGGTTGCGAGAGAATGCCTCAGCATGGAAAGAGAATTATACGACGACCAGGAATACGGCATTACAGCAAAAAGTAATTGCACAAAGTACGCTTGAGGCCGCACAGGCGGTAATGGTTCGCACTGAGCGTGATGCTAAGTATTACCACCAGATGCAGCAGACCAATATGTTGCATGGTGTGACGGTCAGTTATAAAGAAGAACTCAATCAGTTATATCGAAAAGAATCTGAGGCGGTGCTGTCGTCGGCAACAGCCAAGCGTCAGCTGGATGCAGTCAACAAGCAACTGTCTTTCTCGACCAAAGCGCTCTCTGTCGCTGGAGGACTGGCGTCGGGGGCGTTATCGTTGATAGGCGGACCTTTTGGCGCAGCGATGTTGGCTGGTTCGGCAGTGTTGTATTTCCATAACCAAGCAACTCAAGCTAGAAACTCTGCCCTGGCCATGAAAGATGCAGTGGTAGAAACTGTCGATGCTTTGATGTTGCTATCTGAAGCAAAATTAGCCGTACAGGTTGATGTTTTTGAATCCCAGCTAAAAAATATCAAAGCTGAGAGAGATAAAGTCAACAGCGATTTAGCCCGGCATAGCGATATGCGGTTAGCTCAGGCCGAAAATCGAAGTAAGGGAGCCTTGGGTTTTCTTTACTCAAACCCTGACGCATTAAAAAAAGAAAAGAACGAAATAAAGAGCCAGCTTGAGGATCTGGATAAGTCAGCCGCTGTCGTTCAGGCATCTTTAGAGAATGCGCGTGAAGCTGCTAGAAAATTGAAGGCCGGAGAGAAACCCAGCGCACAAGATTCCACGCCCGTAGAAGATGCCATCCCCAAAACATGGGCAGGGGAGGATACCGCAACGCCGAAAAAGCAAGCTATCACCCAGTTTGCCCAGTTACGACGGGAAATTGAACTGGAGAACCTGAATAGTCTCGGGCGTATTGATATTCAGGAAAGGCAGGCGCGAGACAAACTGCTCGAAGCAGCAAAAAACGCCGGTGCATCACAAATGCAGATTGACCAACTGTCAGCTCAACAGGCTGAGAAGTTCGGTCAAGAACGGTTGAAACTGGTCGAGCAATATTCCCCGGCTCGAGCGATTGCCCGTCAGGCGGAAGAAAGTCACCAATTGATGGGGGAGCTATACCAACGTGAGCTGATGAGTTTTCGGGAGTATCAGGAAGCCAAGCTCAAAGCCGAACAGGATTTTACCCGCCAGCGGCTACAGGCGCAGGCCAACAGCGCCGCTGCGCCGCAATTCAATTTGGCGGGTGAAGTCGATCCGGTTATCCGCCTGCAGAATCAGTTAGCTCAGCAAAAAGCCCTGTATGACGCCTACTATAGCGGCAATTTAATCAGCAAAGATCGCTATGAAACGCTGATGGTGGCAGCTACCAATCAATCTGCAGACCAACAGCAATCTGCGGCAGTGGAACTGTACCGCAACCAATCCCGACTCCACGCGTTACAGATGGATTTGATTTCTCAGGTGGGCGACCGTACCGCCAATATGATCACCGGTATTCTCAGTGGTCAGCAATCTTTTAGCCAAGCCATGATGAATATGGCTAACACCATCATGGACACGGTGGTGAAGGCCTTTATCCAGGCACAAACGCAGGCCATGATGTTCCAGATGGTATCAGGTATGAGCGGGATGTTTGGCGGCAGCGCCAGCCCAGCGGCTACTGGCGCAAGCAGTGGCGCGGGGGGAATGGGCATGTCTACCGGTTGGCAAAGTTACGCGCCACCGGGGCGGGCGATGGGCGGATCTGTGCGTGGGGGCAGTTTGTATGAGATGGGAGAGATAGGGCCAGAGTTGCTACGTTCCGGTGGGAAAAACTATGTTGTTCCAGACAGAGAGGGCAACGTCATACCGACGAATCAATTGATATCCGGTGGCGGGGCAGCTAGCGGGGGTAACATCATTATTCATCAAAGCATTCAGGTCAGTGGTACCGGTGACGCGGCGTTGGGTCAGGCAATGGAACAGGCCGCCAGACGGGGCGCGGAACAAGGTGCGGCACAGGCTAAAGCCGAGCTGATGCGCGATTTTAAAACCAACGGCCCCGCCCGGCGTTCAATAGGAGTGTAATTAATGGCCGATGTATTTGACTGGCCAATGGCTATCGCACCCAGCGACATGCGCATCCAACTGTTATCCAATTCTAAAATCTTCCAGTCCCCGTTCTCGGGTGCATCGCAGACCGTTTCTGCACCGGGTTCCCGTTGGGTCATGACCCTGAATTTTAAAAACCTGCAAGACGATAAAGCGCGGGTGCTGGAGGCTTTGGTGGCAGATTTGGATGGTGTTGCAGGGCGGGTGAGACTGTGGGATTTTGCCCGTGGTGGGCGTTCACCGGCAGGTACACCGGTTGTCAGTCAGGCGGAGCAACGGGGAAAAATGCTGGCTACCCGCGGCTGGTTACCTAACCGCCTTGTGCTACTGAAAGGGGACTATATCACCGTCAATGATGAGTTGAAAAAAATCACTCAAGAAGTCCGCAGCGATTTGAGCGGGCAGGCGGTCATCTGCTTCTCCCCTCAGTTGCGCTGGCCACCCGCTGCAGGCGCACCTATCGAATGCCGCAAACCTACCGGCTTATTTCGGCTTATCGATGAGAAACAGGGAGACTTCAGCCGGATACCGGGGATTTTCCACAGTGTATCACTGCAATTTACCGAGGCTTTCTGATGCTCTTTCATCCGTTTTCTGATGACATGATTAGTATACTATCTCGTCCGAACGTCACGCTGGTGACTGCTGTTCGGCTGGATTTGATTTCCGGCGTGGTATGCGCCCACACTGGTGTAGGACCGCTGGTGATTAGCGGGGAAACGTATCTCGGCATGGGGCATTTAGGACAAATTGATGAAGTGACCGAGCAGAACGGCACCTCGCCGTCTCAGTTGCAAATTCAGGTCTCCGGCTTTGAAACTTCGCTGCTGTCTACCTTTACCAACGAGCGCTGCCGTGGGCGGCGAGTTAACGTGATTTTGGCGGCAGTGGAGGAGGATGGTACCGTTGGTGTGGCGGATTTGATTTACAGTGGAGAGATAGCGTCATCCAGCATTGAGGCGGGAAACACCAACGTTATTTCGGTCATTGTCAGTAACCGTTTTGAACGCTGGCAAATGGCGCTGCCCAATCGGTTTAACGAAGAGTCACACCTTATTAGAGCGCCGGGGGATCATTTCTTCCGTTATGTGGCACAAATGGCGGAACGGGCTATTTTCTGGGGTAGCAAGAAAGATGCACCGGTGTTTGTTTATAAGTAAAAGTATGACTCTGTTAACGTAGATATTATTAATATATAGACACTTCGAATGTAGCTGTTAGGATTATACCCATTATTTTTTTTGCTGTATATTCAGAGGGTAGTTATGGATTGTGACGAGCTAGATCCTTTATTGGATGAAGTTGTTTATTATGTGGTGAGTAAGCAATTGGCCGGCATTGATGATGTGAAAAGTAGATTTAAAATAGGATATAACAGAGCGTATCGTATTTTTGATCAAATGCAGGAGCTTGGCGTTCTTTCCGTACAAGATCTTGAAGGGAATTATACAGTATTAGTGAAAAGTGCTAAAAGGCCTAGTGTAGTCAAACAGATGGAGCACGTTGAGCCTATTCCATCTGTAAAAAAATCGAGTAAGAATACCGATGATTTCATCATGGCAATTATTTTTTTCGCAGTGTTCATAGCCATCTTTTTTATCTTCAAATCTTGTTCCTCAAAAAATGAAAAAATTAGGAATTATTGTGATGATGAAATTAGAGCCTATATTACCAGCAAAGATTTAATTACAAGAAATTTGAAGTCGCCTTCAACAGCAAAGTTTTCATCGTTTTCTGATACAAATATTAGAGTCTATGGCAATTGCCAATTTAATATAAATGGTTATGTTGATGCGCAGAATAGCTTTGGTGCCATGATTAGAAATAATTTCAGTGCCAATGTCAGGTATGACGATAAAAGCAAAACGTACTATTTAGAAAAGTTAGATATGTAACCCTACTCTAAGGAGGCATATGCGCCATCCAGACTGGCAACAACGATTAGCACAGACATTACAGGTCGCCTCCGAGCGACCTTTTTTATGGGGCCAGCATGACTGCTGTCTATTTGCCGCAGATTGCGCCATTGCCGTGTGCGGTGTCGATCCGCTGGCGGATTATCGCGGCCAGTATGATTCAGCCCTCAGCGCACGCAAGGTTTTGCTGCGTGGTCACGGCAGTCTCGCTGCCATCTTTGATAGCGTATTTGACCGGGTGCCGATCAAGCTAGCCCAGCGGGGTGACATTGTGACCTTTCATGGGGAGCAGGGCATAACGGCGGGTGTGTTGTGGAATGGCTGTGTTTGGTCCACCGCCCAAGCTGGTGCTGCGCCGACTCAGGTCACCATTGATATCGCCTGGAGGGTACATGGGTAAAGTGATCGCGTCCATTGCCGGGATGGCTCTGATGGTGGTCGGTGCCTATACCGGCAACTATTATCTGATGGCTGCTGGTATGGCTATCAACAGCGCCAACCAGCTGCTGGCCAAGAAACCCAAAATCGACAGTTATCGGGATCAGTCCGAGCGTAAGCAAATGCTCCGTTCTGCTGTGGCACCAGAAAGCGTGATTCTGGGTAAGACCGTGATTTCAGGACTATTGATGTTTGCCGAAGAAGAGGCTGGAGAACAGGACGATGGAGAATGGATACATCTGGCCATTGTACTGGCCGGGCATCCGATTGATCGGGTGGGGCGTATCTGGCTAGGTGATGAGTTAATCACCACATTTGATGATTTCGCTACTTGGGAATTGCATAACGACCGCAGCACCTGTGACCCCTTTATGCTGAAGAATTGCCCCTCATGGAAAGAAGACATGGTTGGCAAAGGTATTGCCTGGCTGCGGGTGTCCCTTAAATTCAATGTCGATAAATTTCCCTACGGTCTGCCCAATATCAAAGCCGAGGTCTGGGGTAAAAAACTCTATGATCCACGTACCGGTGTGACCGAGTGGAGTAACAATCTGGCGCTGGGCGTGCTGGATTATTACCGCAGCGTGTTGCAGGTGCCGGACGCTGAAATCAACTGGGCGCAGTTTAAACAGGCGGCCAATATTTGTGCCGAACAGGTGACTACACCCGCAGGGGAATACGAGGCCCGTTATACCCTTAACGGCAGCTTTGACCTGTCTGAAACCCCTGCAGCCCTACTCGAATCCATGCATTTATGCTGTGCCGGTGAACCGACGTATATCGCCGGGCAGCATGGAATATTGGTGGGCGCGTATTACGGCCCTGCGCTGTTGACCCTCAATGAACACCAGATGGCGGATACGGTGCAGATCACCACCGAAACCGCGCTGCGAGATGCGACCAATACTGTTTACGGCACCTTCGTGGATGAAGAACAGTTGGCCACCAAGACCGACTTCCCGCCAGTGCGTGTTATGGACTGGATCACCGAGGACGAGCTGGAAATCAAGGACGATGTAGACCTGCGCTTTGTCTCGACGCCCTATCAGGCACAACGGGTAGCCAATATTTTGCTACGGCGCAAACGTGCGGGGCGAATGATGGTAGTCAAAACCAACTTGAGTGGTTACGGCTATCGGCCTGGCATGGTCATTAAACTGGATATGCCCAGTCTGGGTGTGCAGGGCGCAGAGTTTCGCATTACCGGCTGGCGCTTTAGCATGACCGGCGGTGCCGAACTGACCTTGCAGGAAGAGCAAGCCGAGTTCTACAACGATGCTATCGGTCAGCCGTTTATTCGGCCACCGTTTACCCAGTTGCCGACCGGCGGACCGACATCGCCTGTGGGCTTACAACTGCTCAATGAAACGGTTGGGGATATCGTTCAGGGCGTACTGGCATGGACCAATATTGGCAGCATTGCCTACAACAACATCACGGTGTTCGACGGCGCAGGTCAGGCAGTGTTCACCGCACAGGTTCCCGGCACCCGGATTCAACTCACCGGCTTACCCAGTGGCCGTTATGCGGCACAGGTCCGGGCGGTCAGTACCGTGGGGATGCAATCGGCACCGGCAGCGATTGCGTTTACTATCCAGTCACCGCCAGTACCGGTCAGTGTAGAGGTGACCGCAGGCAACTGGTCCTTGTTGCTGGTTCCCCGCTTCAACGGTACTACCGCCATCGGTACCCAGTGCGAATTCTGGTACTACACCGCTGACTTGCCACTGGATCAGGTCACCACGACAGCCAAATTTGTCGGTACCGGCAGCAGCATGTCCCATCAGGGGCTGGCAGCCAATACGTCCTATTACTATTGGGTGCGGGGTATCAACAGCTACGGCGTCTCGGCGTTCTTGCGGGTGGAGGCCAAAACCACCTACGACCCCAGCGAAATTATCGAATTGCTGGACGGGGAAATTGGCGCAGAGCAGCTGCGCGACGAACTGCGCAAGCCGCTGGAAGAAACTATCGAGATGTGGACTGCCAAAGTGGGGAATGACCATATCGCGGGAGGTATCGGCCTGACCATTGAGAAAGACCCGGACGGTCGGGAACGTATCAAGTGCATTGTGGACGCGGATCTGTTTGCCATCGTTAATCGTCACGGCAATACCAACATCAACCCCTTTGTGGTCAAAGACGGCACTGCTTATATCAATCACTTGATGGTGGATAACGCCGAGATAGGCTCGGTGATCGCCAAATACATCAACGTGCAGCATCTGGTGGGCACGCTGATCGAAGGGTCGACGATTAACGGTGGCAATATCACCGGTACCAATATCTACGGAGCCAATATTTCGGGGACCACCATCAACGCCAGCAACATCAACGGCGGAAATATCAATATCGCCAACCTGTTCAGAGTGGATGGCAATGGCAACATCATCATGCAGGCCACGCCGGATACGGTGGGACTGAAAATTACCAACCAGACCATTTCGGTATACCGGGGCGATGGCCTACGGGCCGTTGCCATCGGCTTAATTGGTTAAGGAGTCGGTCATGGGATATGGAATACAAATCCAGCCCGGTGATGGCGGCAAACCGGTGAATATTACCACCACCGCCAGAGCGGCCAGTTATCTGGGGGAATACAATCCGCCGTTCAATAATCAGGGCGGTGCCACGACGGTACAGATCCCCGGCTGGATACCGGGCGCGCAACTTTTTGTGTTGCCTATTCGAACCGCCATTACTTACCAGCCTCCCATGTCACCGGTGGTGCTGACGATGAATGCATCGTCAATATCGATAGTCAACGATTTGGTACACATTCAACTCAAGGGTTTTCGCTACCCTGCCGACCGTGGAGACAGGCCGGTTATCTTCCGTTGCATGCAAGTGATGGCTGGGCAATCTAGTGGAGGAAACTACGGTATAGCCTTACAGGATGCGACCAACTATGCCGAGATTAATGACGCGAGTATTGCCGGGTTTTGTGTCTGGCGGGGAGAGGTGCAGATCGCTCCCAACTGGCGGGTACCGGATAGCGTGCAGTTTCGGCAAAACTGTACCGTGTTTGCGCACTGGAACAGCCCTGATGTGACGCTGGATTTTGATGAAGCCAGTAAAACCATCAGCGGCTGGCGGCGTCAGGGGGATATTTATACCAGCCAGAACAACATCAATATCACGGCTCAGGTGTGCATTTTCTCTAACGGAGCGCCCCCATTGCCACCTCGATACGGTCTGGCCATCTGGAACAAACAGGGTCAATGCACTTTTTCCTCGGATTTTGCGCCACTGCTACTGCGCGGCATCATCAATGTTCAGCGAGGACCCGGCCAGTACACCGGCGCTCCGGCTGGGGTCGGACGCATGATGGTTCCGCTCTCCCGTTTAGGCGTGCATGAGTTACGTACCAATGGTCTGGTGAATAATTTTTTTGCCGGAATGCGCATGAGCGGTAATGCCATCACGGCTTTTCTTGGGCGAAAAAATACTCACTATATTGCCTCTGACTATTGGATCGACTTCGCCATTACTCAACTCCCCCTTCCGGTTATTGACGCTAACGACTATTTCTAAGTAAGGATTTTCATGAGCATTAAAATTTCAGGTGTGCTGCCGGGGCCGACCGGCGAGCCAGCGGCGCACATTGGTATCATTTTGCGCGCCACCCAAACTTCGTCCACCGTGTTACGGACGCTTGAATCTCATGCGCAGACCGACGCCAGAGGACAGTATGCGTTGTTAGTTGAACCGGGAAGATATGACGTATTACTGTGGGTAGACGGTGTTAGCGCCCAACCGGTCGGCAACATTAGGGTATATAGCGATTCATTGCCTGGCACCTTAAATGATTATCTGACCCAGCTACAAGAAGGCGATGCCACTCCCGAGATTATTCGTCAGCTCGAGCAACTGCGTAATGAAGCTCGGCAGTCGGCTATTGAGGCGAAACAGTCGGCAGCAGAATCCAGCCGTCAGGCCGCCGTGGCTATTGGGGCGGCGAATCAGGCAGCAGGGGATACCGCCATACTGTTAACCCAAGCGGTGAAAGAGGATGCGGATCGTGCCGCCAATGAAGCAGACCGAGCAACGAGGGAGGCTGGCCGCGCGATTACAGCAAGCCAGTCAGCGGCGGAGGTGAAAAACAGCATTGATACCACCGCCCGGCAAGTGACCCAACAACACGGCGAAGCCGTTCAGGCTGCCAGCAATGCCAAAGCCAGTGAAACCCAGGCGGCTAACAGTGCCGGTACCGCTACCGCTGCGGCAGGAACGGCGGTAACGGCAAAAGACCAGGCGGCGGTTAGTGCTCAAAGTGCAAGCCATAGCGCCGATGCTAGTCAAGGCAGTTCCACGCAGGCGGCGGGTTCTGCTGTCGCGGCAGCAGGTTCGGCGGTCACTGCCAAAAATGAAGCGGATCGCGCCACGGTGGCTACGGATGGCAAGCTGGATAAAACTGGGGGAGAATTAAGTGGAGGATTAAAAATATCGGGTTTATTTGCTGCTGCGACTCCCGGCGCTA